ACAATACCGTTTAATTCATCTTTTAATGTGTCTAATGTGTGAGCACCTAGTCTCTCAAATGCAAATTTAAATACCCAACCTGCACCTGTCAATGTTGGTGCACCGTAATCATCTAGTCCTGCCGAAACTCCGTCGACTGCAATTGGTGTATTCATCAGCATAGGTTGTGCTCTCAAACTAATTACCTGTACTAAACTTTCAAAATCTTTTTGTGTATCGTCTGTAAAATCGTCTGTGGCAGTTATGTCTATTGTGGTGAACAATGTAAAAAATTCTACATCTCCTGTGAGTACCTCACTTGATGTTAGAAGTCCACCCGATCTTGTTTGTGCCATATGTGTCTCCTGTCACTGTTATAAGCATATTTATCATTTTCTCAGTATATTATGACACTATTTCAATAGCCAAAAAAAACCCCCTTATAAAAAGGGGGTTAAAAATATCTAAATTTTAAGTTTTTTTATTAGCCTGAGAATGTTGCCACTACTGCTGTTACGTTAGCGAATGCTAAAACGTCTGAAGCATCTAATGTAGTTTGAACTGCTAAATTTGTTGTTGAAACGTCAACACCTGCAATAGATCCACCTGCTGAACACTGAGCGATCGCTAAATCTAAATCGTCATATGTTACGATATGTGTTTGTGAACCTAATCCGTTACCTTCACCTGCTGATGCTGGGTTTGCCTCTAATCTTACTAATGCCATTATTGGTCTCCTTAATTCTGTGTTATAAAAGCATAATTTTTAAATCTTTTATAACTCTGGTTACTTTTATTTATCAAAGATTATTGATTTTTTGGGGTTTTGAAATGGATTTATATGTGATATAACTTACTTTTGCAGTAAATCTTTAAATTTATAACGAAGATCCGCCATTGTATTTGCAGGATCTCTAACAAAATTAGCGGCATACTTTTTAAGTGTCTTGCCTGCATCTTTAATTCCGCCTGGTCGAGATAAAATAGTATCATAATCTTTGACTTGTCCGTCTTTACCATAGAATCGATCATGTTTTAATTCTCTTCCGTCAATGCCAGTCCTACCAGTCCTACCTCTTAGTACATCTTGTTGTGCTTGCCTTCTAAGATCTGCTGATGACGGGCCATCTGATCGTTTTTGTGGTCGTTTGTCACTTACTGGAGAAGTATCAACTTTACCTAAATCAGTATCTTTCTGTCCTTTGTCTGCAACATTTGCCAAATCTCCAACTTCAACACCAGTTGCGGCAGAAGTACCCATTTGTTTTCCAACATTTTTAGTGTCTACAGCAACACCACTGATTCTTTTTTGTATGTGAAGATCTCGTGCTTGTTTTGATGCATCACTATGCTTGGTGTTTACTTCTGTTAATACTTCATTTATTTTCATAATACTATTTATGACCTTTTTCTACTTTGCCAGTAAGCGGCAACGCCGGCTAGTCCTGCCGATGTCTTAGGACCTAACCTACCGCCAGTAATTCTAGGACCAAATTCTGCTCCAACATACGCAGAAGCACCTGCTACTGCTAAACGTTTTAATGTGCTTTGATTTGTTGTTTTATCTAATTCTTTATTAGATGCTACTGCTAGTTTATAGTTTCTTTCCTTAGCAAACTTATTTAATGTTTTATACAAATCACTTCTTACTGCTTTGGCTCGCATTATGTGTAACATTTTTGTGATTGCTAATTGTTTTTGTCTATATTTAAGTTTACTCCAATCTGATATAAGTCTTCTAATATTTTGTATAACCATATCATTAATTTTTAGTTGTCTTTGTAATCTTAAAAAATATAACGAATTAGGAATTTGTCCTTTTGCTATGCTGGTCATAAACTGATGCATAAGTTGATCATTAAATTTAAAATTTTTCTTATATTTAGAATTTATAGTGTATGCAATCATGTAATGATCGTTTGCTGTAAGTCTACTAGCACGATATTTTCCGTGTCTTATACTGGCATTTGCATATTGGATAGCAAAAGGTTTGTATTTTACATCTTGTACAAAAACATATACTAGCATAGTTGTAACCATTAAAAGTTCTGCCATGTCATCTTTACTGTATGGCTTAAATCCGTCTGTGGTTCTATACAGTCTGCTTTCTTGCAGTTCCTGTAAGAATTTATATTGTGCTTGTTTTTGTTCTTTAGATGTTTCCATTATGCTCCTGGTCTCCCTGTGCCAAAGTTTTTAACACTAAAGTCTAATCTGTCAACTAATTTAATGGCGTTTCCAATATGATCTACTGCAACAAAGCCTTCCTCACCTGTGACATCATAGTCGCCTTCGTCATTTTGTACAAAAGTATCTATTTGTCTGATAGTTGATAATTTTTTTATAATCATTTCTTTTGCTTTTATTAAATCTAAATACACAACGTATGCTTTTTCTATTTGTTCTTGGTTGCTTTCTAAAAATGCTATACCATCGAGCATCAATTTTGTTTTTCTTACTTTACCATCATCGCTTTTGAGTTTTTCAACTGCTGATTTCAGTGTACCTTTGTACTCTGCAATAAATCTTTGAGCAAATACTTTTGGATCTTGTTCAAAGCCTACTAATTCTCTGATAATTTTATTTACACTTGCCTTGATTCTTATTCTCAAGTCATCTCCAAATTCATTATTCTTAAGAAAGTCTAAATCTGTAACTGCTTTTAAGTTTTGATCTGCATTGTTAATGAGTTCAACCATCTCTTGTGATTCATCTTCAGTGAAAGTTACTTGCCCTGAGTAGTCTCTTATGATTGCATCTCTGTGCCAAACATCTGGATGACTGCCTAAACTACTTGCATCAAACCCAAACTTTGCTGACAAGTCTGCTAATTCGCTACCACCAACATATTCTGTGTGAAACACTATACCTATTTTAGAACGTAAAATATCTTTAGCAAGATTACTATTCTTTGGAATAGCATATATAATTGTATTTGGTTTAAAAACAATAAATTCTTCGCCTTTGATATTTGCTTCTGATATGCTGTCGTCAGTATAAAGTAGATCGCCTTGAACTACTTTGCCTTTAAAATTTAGTTTTTGTAAATGCATAAAGGCACTAATTAATTTTTCTTGCAAACCTTCTGCTTCATGGTTTGCTTTGATGTCTTGTATGCTTTTATTCACAAGCGGATTTCTTTTGTTGAATACACTTTTTGTACCAACAAAAAATTTACCGTCTGCTGGATCAGTGCCTACAAATACTGCCGGAGCACCGTCCCATTTTGTTGTTAAGTTGAATTTGGTCTTTGCACTACCTTTAAGCATTTCGTGAAAACTTTGTAGATATTTTATTGCTTGTTGACCACCTGGTAGACCGTCATTAAAAATTAGATCTTCTAAATGCTCAAGGTGTGTATTTTTGCTTTCATCTAATCTGTGATAAATCACACACTCAGTTAAATAGCCTTTTGTAAGATCTATTGCTCTCATTAAATTGCGCCTGGGTCCACTACTTTATTCTGTGGTGATTGTCTAGTTAATGGTTGACCATTAACAGTTAATACTCGAGAACTTGCCACGGATGTTGTGGTTGGTATTTTTGGTCTAAGAGGATCAAAGTATCCTTTGATCTGTATGTCAGGTACACCGTCGCCATCTCTATCATCGTTTACTAGACCTATGACTTCTGCATTCATTGTTTTACCATCTGATGTTTTAAACACAACAGATGATCCAGGTGTTGGTGCTTTTATACCATATACTGATTCCCATGCATCTTTAATTTCTGCTTGATTAATTTTACTATTATCTTTTTTCACTAAATTTGCAAGGCCTCTTGCACCTTTACTTAATGCACCACCAAGAGTTGCACCACCTCTGGCAAGTCTTCCTCTCATACCTTTTGTATTTGCATATTTAATTCTTTCACCGGCTCCTGCATATGATGGATCGTTAAAATCAAACATGTCTCTAAATCTATCCATTACAGATTTATCCTCAGAGCCAAAATTAAACATATTGCTCATTCTACTACCTAGGTTTTTTCCAAAGAAACGTCTAGTAAATGATGGGTCTGCTACAACAAATTTTCTTTCTGCTTCGTCGTATACAAAAAATGTATTTAATTCAGTGTCTACATATCCTTTATATTTAATACCGTCGACAATTCTTTCATCATCAAGTTTTTTTGGATCTTTTTGAATTTCTTTCCAAGATTGTTGTTTACTATATTGGTTAAGAATTTGCTTTAAAGCCTGTTGATCGTCTACGGCAGTCTCTGTTACTTGTAGTACTTCATTAATCTTCATTAGTTTTTGACCTTGATTCTTTGATAATCTGTATGCCCTTAACAAATCTTTCTGGTCTATTACCTTTGATAGAATTAATTAGACGTCTTTCTAAGTCTAATGCCTCTGCTTCATTGTAGTTTTCTTGAATAAGTTCAATTAAGTTTAAGGCACTCTTTATAATATGATTACCCCTAGACTCAATTACATTGAGTTTGTCTCGTTCTGAAACTATAGAGTTTAATTCATCTAAGATTGATCTGTGATTTAAGGACATTTTATCTCCGTTTAAGCATATTTATCTAAATTACTTCTTCTTGAGGAGATTCCTAAGTTCCAAACCTTGTTGTACTATGTCAACATTGTCTTCAGTGGCGTCCTCATCGCTTCTAATTGCAGAAGATCGCTTCAATGTGTCGGTCATCGAAATAGTATTAATGGTGTCATATGATTCTTCGTCTTCATCTAAATCTTCAATTCTCAGTGTTTCTGGGTTGAACTTTAAGTCCACTTTACTACCAACACCGCTACTTGAACGTGTTTTCATAAACTGTATCTGATATCTACCACGTTCTCGCATGGCATTACTTGTAAATATACCTACAACATTGTCTGCTGTTTGTATTTTACTGATACCACCTGCAATATGACTGTGATCAAACTCTATTTCTTCTACTGCACCTCTGTTTAACTGCGATGCTGTGACTAATAATACATTTAATTCTACTGCTAAGTTACGCAACTCTTCAGATACATACTTGTCCTTAATAAACAAGTCACTTGGCGACACTTTTCCACTAATTGGCATCATTAAATCCAAATAATCTACTAATAATGCGTCTACTTTTATATTTGTCTGTATCTCATATTCTCTCAAAAACGACCTAATATCGTTGGCATTTATGCCATTACTCATCTGTTTTATGCGGAATTTACCTGCACCTTTGCCCTTCATTCGCACTTTTAAGTCCACATCATCCATGTTTTTCATAACATCTCTGGTGGCATATTCACTGACCATAGCATCAATACGCATACTTGACAGTTGTTCACTCAATTCTAGACTCAAATATACAGTATTAAGTCCTGCTTGACTCCAGTTCACACCTAAATTCTGTAAGAACAAACTTTTACCTGCACCAGAACCTCCTGCAAATACTGTAAGTTCTCCCCTATTAAGTCCACCATATAACTTTTGATCGAACTTTTTCCAACCTGTGCTGATTGCTCCTGCTTGATCTTTGATCCATTGTAATCTTTCTTTGGGATTTTCATAATAGTCTAAGCCAAAATCACTTACTAAACCTACGCCAGTTGCTTCTTTGATAAGTGCTTCTACACTACCATAGTCTTTGTTTTCTAGTAAGTCTGTGCTGTCTAGTATTGCCTTCTCTAATGCTTTGTGTCTGCAGAATGTCTCGAACTCATCCATAAACCAATTCATATGGCTTTCATGAACATCCTCTACTGGCTTTAATTCAATACCATTTACTGCTTCGAGTTGTTCTAATGTTGGAATACTGTTATATTTGTTTGCATGATCTTTTAAGAACTCTACTGCTTCTCTGTATTTTCTATTAAACATATAAGGCTCGACAATATTGTTCACCCTTACAAATACATCAGGATCTGTAACTAAAAATCTTAGAAACAGTTCTTGTATATCTTCGCCGTATTCTTTTATATCACTCATAACATTTTGCTCTGTACTTCAATTTTAATTTTATTTGCGACAGCATATTTAATTATACTGGATAATGTCAAAAGTCTGCCATATTTGAGTACCGCATCACCTACATCTTTGATGTCTGTGTGCCAAGGTGGGAAACTTACTTCCCACCCTAGTTCAGCGGCCTGCCTTATCAAATCTTTGCCTGGTGCATCTCTGTCAGGACAAAGTATTACTCTTTTATTTAACGAATTTATCTGTTGTATTTGCCTTTCATTCATGGTATTACCTAACACACTGATACCATCTATCAGTATAGCATCAATAACACCTTCTGTTACAACAACAATTTCTCTATCTGAGTATATGTATTTGTCTATGTTAAACACATAGCCTGCTTGACTATTGTTTATGTACTTGGGAGTTTCTTTTGTAGGCGGATTTATATGTCTACCTACATATCCTACCACTTCTTGATTGTAATAGAAAGGAATAATCAGTCTATTTTTTAACATAAAGTCATCGCAAATAAACAAATCATAATTTGTATCTAACAGTTTTCTTTCTTTTGCATACAACATTATTTTTTCATATGTTTCGTTGTACGGTAGTTGCGGAACATCTCTTACATTAATTACATTTGGCAATTCTACTGGTTTAAATTTTTCATATTTTATTACAATATCGTCGAGTTCGCTATCAAACTCTTCAATCTTCATAAGTTCTATTACAAGTTTCTTTACACTTTCATTAGTTGCGCCTAACTTTACTACAAGGTCTTTATATTTTTTGCCAATCTTTTTGCTAGGACTCCATCCAGTTGAAAACCCACAATTAAAACAGTTGTATGCAATTTTAGGACCTGTGGATATTACTCCTGCCCTACCTCGCTTGTCATTACACATAGGACAATTAAAAGTCACCCAACCAGCAGGTGTCTTTTTATGTTTGTGAGGCAAGTGAGATGTCAGTAACTCATGTACCTGTTGTATTGCGTCAGAGTGCTCCATTGCTGTTATTATACTAGATTATATGTATGAAGTCAAGTTAAAATCTATCAGTTTTATGTCTTGTGCATACTTGTCTAGGACACGATCTTTCATGTTATTATCAAATGCAGATACATCATCTAAATCATCTGCTGGTATGTAATAGTCTAAAGTATAATTAGTAGTTATATTAAATGTTTTGTGTAAAAAATCAGTTATATTTTCTAAATGTACAAATTTATCAATTAGATTGATGTTGTTTTGGTATGTTCCTACAAATGATGGCTCGTGGTAAAACAATTCGCTGTTTACATAATCACTAAAAGTGATATTTTCGTATATATCTTTTTGTATTATAGCCTTCCACCTAAATATACTCCGTTCCCTAGTAAATGGATTTCTCACAAACATGATATTTTGTAAATTGCTATCGTATTCTTTATCGTCGAACATATGATTAGGTGCGGCATAATCTAATAATTTGTTTTCAAATAATTTCTGTGCTATCCATCTGGTCCCACACCGGGTAGGAAACACACAGGCATGAATGCCATTGTTTAATTTATGCATATTGTTATTTAATTTCTTAAAAGAATTTTATCAAATGATCCTGAATTGGTCGGACCAGGGGAATATTTAAATCTTAAGTAATTGAAGTTGCCTGTGAAACTGTAATAAGTTACACCAGACACATTTGCCATTGGTATTCTTTCTAAATTGTTTACTACAGGTACACTTGCCCAATTTGAATCATCGCTTGAAGGTGCTTGTAAACTTAAACTACCTTCCACAAACACATTTCCAGTAAATGTATTTGAGTATATACCTATGGTGTGAGTAGCATCTCTAAAGTTCTTGTGTTGATTGCCTTCGAATGAACCACTTGTAAATACATTTGCAACATCGCCATTATCTGTATTACCGGTTTGATTCCACACATTTGCAACCTGTGTTGCTACTGGCGAAGGATTTGCATCATTTTTTACTATTAATGTACAAAGTATTCCATTATTATAATCTGAATAGATCGGAGTCTTAGTGCCATCATCTGCAACATTTTTAAATGAAACTTTGTATTGCCCTTCCACTAAAGAATTCATATCTTCTTCTGATAGTTTAAGTTCTGCTGTACCTTTATTAAGTCCAGGTACTGCAAATCTTGTTAAAACTTTTTCGTTAGTAGAGTATTTGATAATGTCTGCCTGTATCTCGTTGTTATATACATTTTCTTTTTTTCTATCTTGATTTGTGATATTGATGTACACAATATTGTCCATACCTTTGTGTACTATAAATTCTTTTCTGTTCATACTTCTGTTATCCACATAATAATTTTCCTGCTTCTTTACAAGATTCAGTGTGTTTGATTGATACATTAATAGTGTTAAATTGCTCATACATGTTCATTCCTTATAATGTATTTATCTACAAAGGTATAAATAAAAATATGCAGGACCAACAGGAAATACAAGAAAAGTTTCCTTTCTTTACTATGCTTACTTATGGTGAGAAAGAATACTTTGGTATAGTTCAGAATCAAGACAACTCGGTAACCTCTTTCTATGATTATAATGTGCTAATAGCAC